GAGGTTTTAATATAAAAATGAACATTTTTTACATTCTTCACCACACATTTTAGAATTACAGGTGGTTGTAATTTCATTTTTACCCTTTTTGATAAGATATTCTAAACTATGGTCTCTTATGTTTCCAACAGACAGTTGGTCATAGTTTTCACTAGACACTTCGGACGCACAACCTAGTAAATAACCATCTGGTGTTACAGTAACTTGATTTGCATATCTGCTACAACAGTCCTCAAGGAAAAGGACAAAATTATCTAACACATAGTAGTTAAAGGTAAAGTCCAATACATCTAACATGGAAGATATTTCATTATCTTCGCCTTCAAACAGAACACTTTCATATTCTATTCCGATATTGAATGAGAAATTCACATCAGTGAATTTCTTTGCAGTGTCTAACACCTGCTTGTAAACTTCAATCAAATTCTCTTTAGAGAGAAGAGGAAGAAATTCTGCATTACCTATACTTCTGATAGTCCTAATGTAGAAAGACTTTACACACGAATATCTCCAAACTAGATAAGATATAATACTTGACACCTTATCATAATTGTTGCTGTGCAGGTCAATAAATATTTCAACATCAATTCCTAATTTATCACATACAGTAAGTGCTTTATCTGTTACTCCTTGAACACTTCTAACTCCATTAGTCAGCATAACATCATCAACACTCAAATAAAACTTCTTTAACCCACATTCCTTTAACTCTTTTGCATACTTAGGAATGGTAATTCCATTAGTAACAATGTCAAAAGTGATAGAAAGATTATCTTCTTTTATCTTGTGTGCATACCACAGAATATCATCATTAAACATTGGCTCTTTCCCAGAGAAGTGAATGTTTGATACTCCTAACTTTTCAGCTTGGAGAATAACATTATATAATTCTTCTTTAGACAGTACAGGTGACTTAGTTTCTTCAAATCCATAGAAACAGTGTTTACACCTCAACTGACACAAATTGTTTATAAGAAGTCTTACTTCTTCAATTTTTTGATTAGCAAGAAGACTAATAAAAACAGGGTTATTATAGTCATAACCACTCTTAACTAATGCTTTATGATGATGGTCAACTTTCAGAATACCCTCAATATATTCAAGGTCTTGACAGTCGGCACACTTACCACAAGGCTTTCCATTTACAGGAGTATCACAACTAAAATAATCTCCAATTTCTACCCCACATTTGTTTGCAAAATAGATAAGGTTTTCTTTTTCAAAAGTGGAAAAAGGTCTTACCACCTCAATGTTAGTGAGTGGAATAGAGAAGCTGTTTATACCATCAAAGAACTTGTCACTTGTATCTGTATATCCATGACTATTTAGAGTAGCAAGATACACTTTGTCTGCCCCAATAGCTTCTGCATAGGAAAGTGCGTAAGACAAGAAGATTAAGTTCCTATACTCTAAATACTGCTTGTCATACACATTTGAGTCTTTTGTATAGAACTCTCTGGAAGTCCAATCAATTTTTGGCAGTGTAATTACTTTATGTGTAGCACCAACTTCTTGACTCACTTTATAAGCACACTCACACTGCTGTTGTTCATTATTTTCTCCATAACAGAAATGCAAAGAATAGATTTCATCTTCCGTTTGGGTCATGTGTAAATACTTCATAAGTACTACACTATCAAAACCACCGCTGTTTAATACTACGATTTTTGACATAATAAATCCTCCTATAAATAAATGGACAGGTGCTATTAGTATAACACCTGTCTCTATTGTATCATATTTCTTACAATCTGCCAATCGTTGCAGGGTTATCACGTCTTGGCTTAAATTGAGGTGTAACAGTAGTGTTAGGAACTGCCTGTTGGAAGCCTCTCTGTGCTGTATTGCTAGGCACTTCATTCTTCGGTACTTTAGGTAACTTCATACCTGCGACTTTTGCAATGCTTTCAGCCTGCTTAATCTCTTCGGAAGCAATCTCTTTAGCACCAATGATTGCACCTTGGTATCTCTCTTTGTCTGCCTTAATCTGCTCTGCCTGTGCTAACACCCTAGCGTCGTCTCGCTGTCTCCACTTCTTTTCATCTTCTGACATTTTTGCATAATAACTCATGGTTTATACCTCTCTTTCTTTGTAAGAAAATTCTCCAAACAACTCATCTTCCCAGAGTTGTCTCTGTTTAACTGCTTCTTCAAGTGTCTTGAAGTCCTTTGTTCTTCTTATGTCTTTACACTTAATATAAGCATTAAAAGAACCATTGTGTCTAATACGAACACCTTTAGGAAGAGGTCTATCTTCATTAGGTTTCATATTACAAGAATTTTGAGACTTAGTACATTTCCTTAATTGTGCTTTTCTGTTATCATCTTTGTTATGAAATTTATGGTCTACCACATCTGAATTAGTTGCTCTCATCACTACTCTATGTAACTGTTTGTGTGGTCTACTAATACACCAATATCCATCTGCATTTTTAGTCCAAGTTCGATTAAAGGATTTCAATAATGGAATGTCCTCTACATCTACTAAAGCAAAAATGGAGTGGTCTTTGCTCCACATTTTTGCATGGTCTTCATCAAACACTTCAAATTCATTGAAGCAACCTTTTGAGCAACCACAGTGTGTCTTTCCGTTTAACTCATGAGAGGTTGCATAAAAATAATTCCCACATAATCTACAATAACACTTATGTACTTTTGTGCCAAACTCTTTCTTTTCAATACTGACAACATCATAGTGTAAATATCTGTTTTGCATAACATTTACCTCCTTAACACTATTATAGCATAAAGAGGTAAATGACGCAAGCAATTTTTACATTAGCAAATTATCTCACACCGATTAGTTTATGGATTTGCAACTGAACCCTTACATTAAGTCTATCTTCAATAATCCAATCTACTAATTCACTCCCAATGACTGCTTTCTGGTTCTGGTCAAACATAGGACTGACTAAAATAGAAGCCTGTGTTGGGTATTTCTGTAACACTTTCTTCATGTAGTCATAGTCTTCTCTGCTACCAATAACAAACTTCACCTCGTCATTGTTCTGTAACTTAAGCAGATTATCAAAGAGGTTCTTTTCAGAAACCCCACTGCTAGGACATTTAATGTCCATCACATACTTAAAACTGCGTCTGTACCCAAGGTCTTCAATAGGAACACACCCACTTGTCTCAATGGACACTTTATAACCCATGTGCATGAGTTCCCATGTAAGAGGAATGACTTCTTTGTGAATAAGTGGCTCACCACCTGTAATACACACATATTTCACACCCTTAAACTTGAGTACTTTATTGACAATGTTCTCAACCGAAATTCTCTTCTTTTGGTCTGGCTTCTGTGGTTGGTCACAGTATGAACACCCTACAGGACACCCAAAAAGACGGACAAAGACACAGGGAAGTCCACTGTCTGAACTCTCTCCCTGTATGCTACAGAATATTTCATCATAGTACATCATTTTCTTCGTCCACCTTTCTTTCTCAAACACTTGAGGTAATACTTTCGGTTGTATTTCTTGCTGTAACGATATTTTCCACCACCAAGGTGTTCAACATCATAATACTCACCTGTAATCTCATAATCAAAATACTTGTAGAAAAGTGCTTTTAATTTCTTTAACATGGTAACACCTCCTAAGTGGCAGGTTTCATAACAGGTTGCATAACAGGTTGGTCTGCATACTTAAGAAGTCTTTCTAAAGTACTTACTCTGTCAAGAAGACTGTCCATGACAGGGTTAAACTCTGCATAGCTTGTAGATGTCTCCCATAACTTGCAGGACACTAAGTACTTGTCCTTAGGTAATTTAGAGATAATATCTACTCCAATCTGCTTCACCATGATTTCTGCTGTTGGATTAGGGAAGTAGTCATTAAGAAAAGCATGGTCATACCTATCCACTGCTACTTCATTCACGATTTTCTTGAGGTCTTTGAAGTCTAAAATCATGCCACACTTAGGGTCAGAAGTGCTTGTCTCAATACTACCACCTACAGTCACTTCTAATTTGTAAGAATGACCATGGAGATTGTGACAAGCACCATCATAGTGTGGCAGATTATGACACGCTTCAAAACCAAATACTTTTGTTACTGTAATCATAATCTGCTACCTCCTTATTGGACTACAATTCTTGCGACCATTACTGTACGCTTCTCACCTTTAATATCTACTTCATCATATCCCGGCTTGATAGTTAAATCAAGACCTCTTGAAGCAAAGATACTTCTGGCTGTTGCTACTGCCTTATACATCTGGTTTACACTGCTTGCTCCGATTGCACGAAGTTCAATGTTTCTCTCACCATCATCATAGGCTTTCACAATGCTACCTGCTGTTTCTCTGGTTGGTGAACTACCACTAACCATTAACTGCTTTACACTTTCGTTGCTCATGATACTGCTACCTCTCTTTCACGATTTTTACATTGATTTTCTTTCTGCGATTTCTGCCATCTTAGCTGAATTGAGACGAGTATCACCTTTCACTCTGGAATAACTCAAGTAACCATTCATTCTGTCAATCTTAGTTAAATTAGTGCTTCCACACTTAGGGCAAACGTCCATTTCTAACTCTTCATATCCACAGTCATCACAATATGCGAGGGAAAGATTAACACCCTCATAGAACCCCATTTTCATGGCTCTTAACACAAGTGTCTTTACTGCTTCTCTGTTATAGTTTAATGGGTATCTAACATACTGTATTTTACCACCATTTGCTAAATCCCAAAATCTCTTCTCTTTGTCTTGCTTCTCAATCGGTGACATATCCTCTGTCACATGACAGTGGAAACTGTTACTTACATAAGGTCTGTCAGAAACGTGTTCGATAGTACCAAACTCTTTTCTGAACTGCTCGATTTGGAGACCACAGAGATTTTCAGCAGGAGTTCCATAGATAGCATACAAATGACCATCTTCTTTTTTGAACTCACTAATCTTGTTGTTTATATATTGTAACACCTCTAACGCAAATTGTCCATCTTCTCTTATGGACTTTTTGTTATAAAGTTCTTGGAGTTCATTCAAAGCAGTGAAACCAAAAGAAGCTGTGGCACTCTTTAAGAGTGGTTTAATCTTCTCATTAGGCTTTAAATGACCACCATAGAAACCTCCCTCACAGTACATGACAGGATTGATACTTGCTTTCATTTCACCTAAATAATCATAGGTTCGGCAATGAATTTGACGTATCATTTCAAGGTAGTAATCTAAGACCTCATAGAAGTCTCTGTTCTCTCTTCTGGCTTTTGCTAAAATCATAGGCAGGTGTAAAGACACAGCACCTATATTAAATCGTCCTACAAATACAGGAACGTCATTCTCATCAGCAGGTTCAAAACCTCCACGCTCAAAGTAAGGTGATAAGAACGCACGACAACCCATAGGACTGATAACTTTCTTATACTTCTTGTACATACTTGCTACATAACCATCACCTGTTAAAGACAAGTAATCTGGGTACATAGTCTTACAGCTACAGTCAATTCCTGCTTCAAACACATCATGAAGAGGTTTACCCTCACCATGCAAGTCTTCATCATACAGGAACACTAATTTAGGGAATAACACAGGCTTCTTATTACCTTTCTTACCTTGACCTGCTTTATGCACTTCAAGGAATGTAAGTGAAGCCATCTTTTCAAACACTTTTGTTCCAAGTCCGAAAGTCATGGTGATAAAAGGATAATCACCTCTGGAAGACCCTACAGTGTTGAGTTTATACTCAATACCTTGGAAACCTTGCTCATAGTCTCTCTTGACTTTCTTCATAGCTTTTCGGTCAGCTAAAAGGTCAATGATAGGCTTGAACAGTCCTTTAATGAATGTAATGTGCAACTCTTGAAGAAGCTCCATAGCGTCTTCTTGATACTCCTGCACATATCTGTCATAACTCTTCTGTGCGTAAGGTGCTAATACTTTATCAACCTCTGGCACAGTGAAACCTCCATACTGCTGTGAAGCACTTGACAGAATAATGTCACCCATAACGTCAAATGCAGTATCAAGGCTGTTAGGTTCATTATACCAGATGTTACCCATTTCAAATCCACCACTCATAATTGTGGACATATCACATAAGCAACAATTCATAGTGTCCAATCTGGCACTCTGGTCATGAACATAGATGTAACCCTCTTTACAGGCTTGCAACTCATCTTTGGTCATAAAGAACTTCCTGTAGAGTCTCTTATTTAATTCATTAAACACTAAACACCTCTTAGTGGCTACAAGAGCACTGTCTGTGTTACTGTTCTCTTTATCACCGATAAATCGAATACTTTGAGACGCTTCAAACACTTTGTCCATCATGTGTACAAACTCTTGCTTGTAGTTTCTGTAGTCTCTGTAACTCTTTGCAACCTTTGGGTCAAACTCTTCAAGAGCACCCTCTACTAAATTGTGCATGGTCTGAATACTTACTTTCTCTTCTCCGATTTCAGCAAGTTTCTGTTCTACAAAAGACACCACGTTGTTCTTATCATCTTCTGTGAGTTCAACCATCATTCTCTTTGCTGACTTACTAATGGCTGTCTTAATTTTCTCTGGATTGTAAGGGTCAAGAGTTCCATCTTTCTTAACGATTATATACATTCTCTACTTTCCTCCTTTGGTTTATAACTCTACACACTAGGTTCTTAGAAGATACATAACCATAATATCTACTGTCATAGCTGTGTTCTGGATTATCACCTAAACAGAAAAAGAACCGCTTTCCGTCTCTCTTCTCAATATGGTCAATCCTTTTAATCACTATTCGATTTTCTGTTGGACTTCGATAGATGATAACATCACCTTTTTTCAGCTTGGATTTGCGGTAGATTTTTGAACCAAAGATAATCTCTTCATCAAGATATGTTGGGTACATACTGTCACCACACACTTGAATTACAGGAAATAAGTGATACACTAGCAACCCCACAATAACTAACACAATAATAATCTTCAATAACATCATTTTTTAAATACCCTCTTTCCTACGATTTTGTCTTTTTCTACAAGGCTAAAGAAGTCTTCAAGAGACAAACACACATAGTCCTTTGAAGAATTATGTTGGTGGAAGATAACCACAGGTGTTCTGTCTTCTGGACAATCTTCTTCGGCTTGAGCAATCCACTTAGGCATAGACCACTGCTTCTGATTTTTGCACTCAATATGTAAGAGTAACATTTGCTTGGTATCTACTATGGTAATGTCACCTCTAAAGTCATCTGCTTTCTCTGACTTCTTGGCAAAACCACCAGATTGAGGTGTTCTCTTAAGTTCTACTCCATATCTGGCTTGGAACTTTTTAGCAATGTCTCTCTCATACTGACCACCTTTTCTTTTAGCGTTCTTACCCTGTCTGACAAGTTTTTCTTTTTGGTTTTTCTTCTCTTCACCTGTTGTAGTTGCTTTCAGTTTCATGATAATTACCTCCTATACTGCTATAATAATTTCCACAAGTGGTATTTCATATTATAGCCTTAAAGTTCAGATTAGTCAATTAAGAAAAGGGCAAGACTTTTTATCGTCTCGCCCCAGATATTGTAGTTAGTGCTTATTCACAATACTCTCTATAGATTTTATCCCAATCATTGGCAACAGACTCCATAACTTCTTTTTCACTAGCAACTAAATCTCTGACTCTCTTTACTTCATCAATATCCCAAAACTCTGTGACATTGTTTGTAATAAGGTCATGGATAACTTTAGGCTCTAAAGCGTCTAACTCCCAACTCTCATCACCAAATCTCTGGATATAACTTCCACATCTGCTGTCTGTCAGCTTTGCAGGGTTTGGAGGTGGTGCAAACTCTTCAATCTGCTCCATGTTTAATGCAATTCTTCTAAAGTTGAACATGAATGTATCAACTCCAAAAAGTACAAGTCTTTCTTCAATATCACGACTCATATCAATACCACTAGGGTCATGGTCTCCTAAATGAATAAGGACAACATCTTTCCCTGCTTCTTGCTTACGTTTAAATCTTTGAGCCGCAGACCACATTTCAGACTGTGATACATAACCTCTGCAACAGAAGTATGGAACATCTAACTCATTGGCTACACGTCCTACTACATTGGCAAGTGCTTCTTTCTCTACCCACACTTCAACATAATACTCTTGGTTCTCCCAAATGTCTTTTCTGTACTGTTCGGAAGCACTCTCAATGATACTTTTAGGACTATCCCAATGTGCTAACTTATGTAAGTTTCTGGTTCTGTCTTCGATTGAATACCAATCAATAAGACCTGCTAAACGTGCGTCATTGATAAGGTTACCTGTGTTCTTATAGCTTCTTTCGTTGTTCGGGATAATACCTCTTGCAACTAACTGATAATAACACTGACGGAGTGTAAGAGAATATCCCTGTAACTCATACTCATCAATTACATTATTGATTTTGTCAATAAGTGCAAGACTCTCACTCCGAAAATTCTTTTCTACATAACATATTTTTGGCATAACTATTCCCTCCTATGGGGGATGAGACATTTAACTCACCCCATTTGCAATTTTATCTGTAATATCAATGTAAAGGTCATTAAGTCGGTCATACATCTTATGTATCTCATCTGGAACATAATCACCATCACGTTCAATATCATGCTGTACATAATCAAGATACCATCTGGCTTTCTTAATGTCTTCTTCACCATTCTTGTTCTTGTATCTCCACAGATACTTAAAGGCATTACACAGGCAGAAGTCATACACTGCTTTAGCACCAAATGTAACTCTCATACATTCAATACACTCTAAAGAAGTGCTTCCTGCATAGTGCTGTGGATTGTTTACATTATCGTGTGGTTTACTCATGGCTTACACCTCCTTGAGATAAGTAATTATAGCACCACCATCAATCTGCACTCTAAGACTGTCTTTAGTCTCTTCAACCAATCTTGCTTTAGTGGTGTCCACTGCATACTTCTTTTCAAGAAATTCTCTTTGATTTCTAGTAAGTTTCTTAGTCTGCTTCATTACTGCACTCTACCTCCACTTAAAGTCTTCAATTCTTCATACCATGGTGTCATGACTTCTTTCATCTGTGGGTGTGGTGCTCCTGTTGTACCCTTACTTCTAAGGTTCACAATATGTTGCCACTCTGTCTCATTGCAGGTCATGATGATTTCGGTCTTTAAAGAGTTAGGCAGAACACTTCTTGCTTCCTGTGCTGTACCACCATCAGCAATAATTCTGTTGTAACTCTCTTCTGCTACTTCACAAGCGTGTCTCCATGCACCATATCTCTCACTCCAATTTTCAGTGGTCACTCTCTCACCATCTGGCATGAAGAAGAAGGGTTCAATGACAGTGATTTCACCATCAAACTTGCCATGTGTGTAGTTGCAGTAACGTGTGGACTCCTGTGCAAAGGAAACAGGTCTGTGTCTCACAAGTTCATGAGAAACACCTCTGTCACACACAAAGAGAACAGTATGTGTCTTGTGCTTCATAAGTTCACCATTTACCCAACTTGGTACTCCCTCACAAATATGGCAGTGCATTTCATCAATAAATTCATCTTCATCTTTATACACCTTAAAATGTTTTGTTACTCTGTAAGAAAGCTGATAAGGGGAAATCTCCGGATAAGCATTACCAATAGCTGATAACATTTCATCAACTAAAGTAGGTAAGACACTTTCATAACAGTATGCACCCTCATTCATCAATTCAAAGAAAGTTCTAAGAGGTGCAGAGATAAAAGTAGTGCCATAGTAGGTAGTCATTTTAAGATAACCTAATAACTCTCTAATTCTGATATTGTAGTCCTCAAACTCTCTAAATGCTTTGAGTAATTCAGCATTATCTACATAACACAAAAGGTGAACCCAATGGTGTTCAATCATAGCATAATGCTGTCTCTGGCAAAGACCTTTAACAAACTTCACTGCACTGTCTTCTGTAATCTTGTCTTCGGACTTGTAGCAGGTTCTTCCAATCTTTTCTACAAACTGATAAGGTGTAAGACCTTTCTTGGAAATGTGGGTGTGACTTGGCTTAATAATCTTCATGGTAAGTTCCTCCTTAATATTCAAGATTGGAGAGTGCTTCATCAATAGCGTCTCCATACTTCTCTTCTGTAAGTTCTGACTTCTTCTCGTCAAACTCTTCTTGGTATTCCTCTTCGGACTCCCATTCTTTCTCTTCTGCGTCTGGGTCATACTCACCCATTTCAGACTCAACTTCACCCTCGGCTTCATTCTCACAGTCTTCCCATGAAATGTTATTGAGTCCATCAATAGTAGCGTCTAAAGAGTCAATTCTCTCCTGCAACATTGTACCTGTGTCACCATACTGCAAGTTCTCTGGCATATTGTCTAAAGAGTCCTGCTGTTGGTCTCTGATTTCTTCAAGTGCTGTTGCAATCTCATCTGCTGTGTTCTCATTGAGACCGTAATCGTCTCTCCAATCTTCAACGATAGCACCAACATTCTTCACATACTCTGAACCAGAGGTCTCATAAGATTTAAGACCACACTTGGTACATCTGATAATGGGTCTTCGTCTGTAAGGTGTTGCTTTAAGGTAAGGCATACCTACAGCAACCACTTCACCACACTTTGAACATTTCTGTTCTTTTCTTGCTTTGTTAATTCTTTCAATTCGTGCCACAATATTTACCTCCTTTGCACATTATAATCTCTACGCTCATTCTCAAAGTCACCTGTCCGTCTGCTGACTTCTCGGCTCAACATGAAAATAGCTTCCTCGATTGACTGAATGTTAAAATTCAGCAACTTAATTTTGTTCTTGTAGTCCACGTACTCTTCATAGCATGGAAGAACATCTGGGTCTGAATTGACCTCTCTTTCTTTAGCTGTCTCGGACAACTTACTACCCAACAACTCTCTGTATCTTGACTCACTTGCAGACATATACTTCCGTCTTGCTTCTTCACAGAATAACTCGGCATATCCTACAAGTGTTCTCATGTACATCTTCTGTTGAGTAAAGGCATTGAGGTATTCACCTAAATCTCTGGCAGACACCTCTGTGATACTTTGTGGAAGAGAAAGATAGTCTTTGTCAATGTGTAAACTTCCACCATCTTCACTAGGCTTAAAGAAATCTACACCTTGGTCTTCTAACTCTTTCTGCATTGTGTCACTGTAACTACGCTTTTGATTTAACACCTCTTTTGGGTTAATCTTGCTACTTTTCTTTTCTACTTTTCGCAATCCCACAGTTTCACCTCCTTGTTACTGAATGTAACACTCATTTTTATAACTACACCATCTACAGATGTTGCAGGACTTACTTGTACCCTCTCTTGGTGGAAGTGTCTCTGTATCACAGCACTCATTTAAGTACTCATAATCTTCTAACACCTCTGTCAAGATAGGTTCAGTAGTCATATTTCGCTCTACAACAAACTCCTTTAACTCTTGGTTATTCTTATTCTCATAGAGGAAGATAACCTTAGTAATAGGCTTGTCTGTGTAGAAAAGAATGTTGTCAGCTAACATATTCAGCATGACCTCATTCTTAATCTTCTGCTCTCTGGTGTACTTTCTACCACCAACCATGTGCTGATAGTGACTCTCAAAGTAAGCATATCTCTCACTCCATGAAGCGTTAAATTCTTCTGGTGTCTTATAGTGCTCATGCAACCAAAGTCTTCTTTCTTCGGCACAATACAGGTAAACAAGACCCTGCTTCTTATGCTCGTCTTTAGCGTCTCTTAACTGACTGTACTGATTGTCATTGATAGACTTAATCTCAAGGATTGCCACCTCTTCAATAAGGTTAATAAAACCATCAGTGTGTCCTTGGATATTGTACTCATCATTGATAAGTGGAACTTCGTCCATGTACAGCAACTCCATGTCAAGTAAATAACCTTGGAGTCTTTCATGGGTGTATGTACCATTATCAAAAATACGCTGTGTTCTTGGGTCAATACTACCATCATTCTCGTACTGCATACGCATATAGTAATTAGCACGATTACACTTACCTGCTTGTGATGGTGCATTGACATTCACTGCCCTGTCATTAGGTCTGTTAGCTTCTTCAAACAGGTATCTGTCTAAAGGTGCTGTAACATAACCCTCTTTCTTCATTGCTTGGAACATTTCTTTTAATGCCACTGTAGTACCTCCTTGTATGCTTCTTCAAAATCTTTCTGCAACATTAAGCATATCGCATTATTCTTCTTTCCGCAAATGTATGTAACAATCATAGAGGTGTAATCACCAAACTCATCAACACCTAAGTCTTTTGCTCTGACTCTTACTGACTTTGGAACTTCTCTCACCATTATTCTGGTATCAATGTTTGGGTCAAAGTCTTTAGGTCTAAACACCACCACTCGGTCTCTGTCTTCAA